TATCTTCGTAATGCTCATGTTCTAGATCTGTTCTATTAATGTTATACATGAATACTCTGCCTTCTTCAAAGTCTAGTACCCATAAATATCTTCTTTCATTAGACTCTTCAATAGTCCTTAATTTTTCTTCGTCTAGCATATCATGCCATGCTTTTACTGAATCACTCATCGTAGTATTTATTAGTTGTTACATCTAGTTTGTTAGCAATGTGGCGAGCGACCGTTCTCATCATGTAACTATGAGCTTCGTTTATTTCATTGCCCTCACTGTTATCGGGTAAGAACTGGCCGACTTGCCAATCGCATTGCTTATATATTTCTTTTATTATATCGTCAGCTATTTCACTTGCTGCGTAGTGTATTTGTTTTATTGCTGCCATAGTATTATCTTAAACAAGTTCCATAACCTCGTCTAGCGCCAAGCTTCCTTACACGTTTCGCCTGCTCTTTCGGCATAATTTGAATAGTATTGCCGGTTTTGTGGTATGTTATAGCCACACAGCCATAAGGTTGAATGGTGCTGCAAGAGACGCAAGAGGTGTAACCTAGTGCGAGGCGCTGCGGAGGTATTATATTTTTATAACATTTTTTACATTTCATACAAATATATTATCTTGCTTTATTTGTATTTTGTTTGTAATTCTTTAAATAGTATTCTAACATATAGTTTAATCTAGCAAGACCTGACCATACTTTAGCTCTTGCTAAACCCATGTAGCGTCTAGTTTGTAGCTTACCATCGATCAAGAACGTAGTTCGTTGCTCTTGCTTGTATTGTTTGTTTAGTTGATACGGAGTGTAGCAACCGTTTTGTTTTCTTACATAACCTGACTTAAATACAGCTAATCTTAGTCTTTCTGGCATTGGTTTTAGTTTGCCATTGTAAAATCTGTTGCCAGCTGATACAGGAAACTCAAACTCACGTGTGCCATTGATAGCTTGTCTTTGTGTAGTTACTTCTTTAATATTGTACTTAATAAGCAATTGTCTTACAAATGCGTTCTCAAGTGCTTCTTGCTCTCTTTGATAATCTGTCATAGTTATTAAATTAAAATTAGTTGCGGGAGGTGGAGTCGAACCACCGACCTCAAGGTTATGAGCCTTGCGAGCTACCGCCTGCTCTATCCCGCCTTATTTTGCTTTAGTGAAATGTGTATTAAATTCCAGTCAAGTTGAAAGTGATCGTCATTTGGTGCATATTTGTTATACAAGTTGACTAATTCTTTAGTCCAACCACCTTGTTTTTCAAGCTTAGCTGACCATATTTCACGTTGGCGTCTGCCATTTTCGTATGCTCGAGTGTCATCACTCATCATATAAGTGTGGTCATATTGCTCGAACATTTGTTCTAGTGTTAAATCTTCGTAGTGTTTAGGCATATAGTGTATTATTTATTTTGTAGAACTTGCGATATGAGTGACAAGTTTGGTCACTGCTATCATAGTAGCTACTAGTTATTATTTTGTCAACTACTTCAACATCGCCATTTGCAAAGTATAATGTATAAGAAATTGGTTGTTTAAGTGAGTTGTATTGGTTGACTTTGATTTTATTCATAGTTTTTATTATTATTATCGAACTAACATTGTATTTTGTTTGTAAAAATACTTATTGTATCTATCATACCACTCGTCTTCTATCATCATTATTTGTTGACGAGTTAGCTTTATAATCTTTTTACTTTTATATTTTCTCATAATTGCTTATTAACATGGACAGAATATCCATAGTGACACATATAGTAGTGTGAATAAACACACTAAGAATATAAAATCTTTTATTGCTCTTACCATCCGCCAAATGTTATAGTTGGATTATTGAACGCTAAGTGATATAGTAGGTTTACAAAACCGAAAGCGAATAATGTAGTTAAGCCAATTAGTACCGTGTTGATTACGTAGTGTGTAAATTTTCTTTTCATTTTTTATTATATTATCTATTAGTATTAGTATTTGATTTGTAATCGTGTGAGTAATCGAAACCCACCTCTGCTCCAAGACGATAGTTGAGGTTGAGTTAGATTATACTAACTCTTTACCTCTTAGTACAACTGGTATATTATTAGTTGCAGTGTACGATTTGTACTTTAACCAACATGGAAGTTTAGTTAGTGTGTCTTTCATAATTGAGAAGACTTTGTCGTGATTGTAAGTTATTGTTTCACCTTTTTTATTTGTGAATTCAATAGTTTGATTTTTGCCGACTAGTGATTGTCTTACGACAAATCTTTTTGAAATTAAATTGCTCATAGTAAATTGTTTTAAGTTATTATTATTTAGTTACGTTTATATTATCTTTAGTGTAATGTATTTAGTTTGTAAAAGTATATTGTTTGTTTACTTGTTATTTTGTTTGTAGTAGTATTCCGCACTCACTCTCATTATCTAAATTATTATTATTTATTAAACTCATATATATTATCTACAACATTTGTAGTAAGTTTGTAAACATAGTAAGTAATATTTAAAAAAATTAGTAAGTATATAAAGTAAAAGGTGAAATATTTTTACAAATTTATATATAAAAAGGGGCCCCCACTTTTGTATAATGCATTTTGTATTACAAAAAAAGTACGGGAGAGTAGTGGCAACACTTTACTCCAATATATCTAGTAACTTTTTTATGTGACACTAGCTATATAGATCCTAATAGTAAGAGGCAATTGTCACTATCCCCTTATAATATTATACTACGTATAATATTAGGTTACCTATAATTAATAGCAGGCAACTGTCACCTTTTAAATGTAAACAAATACATGTGATATATTATAGTATGGCGAAGCAAAAATTAAGTCTTAGAGCTAGAGCGGCTAAGAAACGTAGAGATTTAAAGACCGCTAATAGCGCGAGACGTAAGAAGATGCGAGCTGAAAACCAGCGTAAAAGACGTGCTGCTATTAAAGCAGGAAAGAACTTACGCGGTAAAGATTACGACCACAAAACCAAGAGGTTCGTAAGCGTAAAATCGAACCGTGGAAACAGAGGACGCGGTACGAAAAAAGAATAAACTATATCTCTGCAACCTAAAAACCCAATACAATGACGTATTTTTATTACAGGACTAGTACATCTAGTCAACCACAAATCAATGAAGAAACCATTAAATTCTGGAAGCATTTAGCTGATAAGAAGAACTGGCGTATAGTCCAGCTACCTAATGGATTTTATCAAACCGAATACCAAGACTTCGATGAAGTTTGGGTAGACGTTACAAGAAGAGAGACTATAGACGGAGCAGAAGCTGCTATTGATGGTAGCATCGAGCATTATGGTAAAAGATTAGATTTTATCAAAGGACCGAAAGTAGTTAAGGAATTTAAATAGGAATAAAATAAATTTAATTAAATGGAATATAATCAACCTAGTTTGATCGTAAAAGATCTTACATTTAGCACTGACGCTAAGTGGAAAATTATTGAAGGTGTAGAAAAACTGAACAACGCGGTTAAGTCTACACTTGGAGCTTCAGGAAAATGTGTCATCTATGAAGATGCATTAGGTAAACCGGTGATAACAAAAGACGGTGTAACAGTAGCTGAATCTGTTGTCTTATTTGATCCGGTTGAAAATATAGGTGCAACACTTATAAAAGAAGCGGCGAATAACACTGTGAAAGAAGCAGGTGACGGTACCACTACGGCTACTGTCCTTGCTCATTCGCTTTTAAAAATAGCAAGTGCTAGAGAATCTGATAACGTTAGAGAGATAAAGCAAGGTATTAAAACAGCTACGGACAAAGTAATGACATACTTAGATAAAGTAAGCATCGATGTAAATGATGATTTACTTGAAAATGTGGCTACAATATCTACTAATAACGACGAAGAGCTCGGCAAGTTTATATCATCAGCATATAAACAAGTAGGTAAAGATGGTGTAGTATTAATGGAAGAGTCGCCAACAGGAGAAACATATGTTGATGTTGTTGATGGTATACAAATAAAATCTCCGTTAAAATCACCACATCTTGTTACAGATAAAGATAGAGGCGTTGCAGAACTAGATAATCCTCTAGTATTAATAACATCGTCACCAATACCTAATATTCGTAAAATACAACCTATATTAGAACATTGTATAAAGAAAAACAGAGCTTTGCTTATAGTTGGTGAGCTAGAACAACAACCTAAAGCAGCATTATTAACAAACAAAGTCAAAGGTAATATAAAGGTTAACTTTATTGATCTACCTGGCTTTGGCCCTACTAAACAAGATAGCACTGAAGATTTAGCTATAGTAACAGGTGCTAAAGTTATTAATGAAGAGCTTGGTGATGATTTTGATCTTATTGATGTAGATTGTCTTGGTGAAGCAGTAAAAACTGTTACAGACGACAAACATACGGTGTTTACTGTAAATAAATCAGGTAAAAACCTTAAAGATCGCATAAAACAAGTAAAAGATATAATAGGCAAGGAAACTAAAAATCCTTACTTAAAAAAGAAACAACAAGAAAGATTAGCAATACTTAATGGATCAGTGGGGATTGTGTTTGTAGGAGCTGACAGTAAAGTAGAGCTAAAAGAAAAGAAAGACAGGATAGAAGATGCAATATATGCTACCAAAGCAGCTTTACAAGAAGGCATCGTTCCTGGAGGTGGTATAGCGTTACTTAATGCTAGTAACAACATAACACCTAAAAATGTTGGAGAAGAATTATTATTACAGGCAATACAAACACCTTTCAATACAATACTAGATAATGCAGGTATTGAAAAACCTACTAAACTAGTTAAAGGTCAAGGTATAAACGTAGTAACCGGTAAAAAGGTTAATATGATTAAGTCTGGAATTATCGATCCGGTTTTGGTTACAAAATCGGCGCTGAAAAACGCTGTATCAGTAGTTAGTACTATTATATCAGCTGATTGTGTAATATCTAATATGAGGATAAATGAAAGCAATAAATAGTTTTTTAGTAGTAGATAAAATAAAAGAAAAGCCTAAAGCCGAAAAAGGATTTGTTTTGAGCGAGTCTCAAAATGAAGACATTAGGTTCTTAAAAGGCAAAGTGATCAGTGTTGGTGATCAAATCAAAGGTATTAAAGAAAATAATATAGTTTGGTATGATAAAAACGCTGGGCACGGAATAGAATTTGACGGCAGCTACTTCTATGTAATAAAGCACGGGGATGTAGTGATCGTTGAATAGTTAACAATTACAATTTAATATAGTCGTGCTGAAATTATTGTTTAACCCTTAAAAAAATAGATCATGGCAGTCTTAAAGGAAAAATTACTTTATTTCGCGAGTGGTGGTGGTGCTGACGCAGCTGCTGACAACATTGTTGTTCCAGCTAATAGCATTATCGGTATTAACGCAACTGCAGCTACTACATGTAACGTCTACTTTAAAAATCCTAGAATTTTAGAAGGAACTGACGGAGATTCTACAAAGAACTACGTTGAGTTAACTTATAGTTCTGGATCTTATAAAGCAGTATGTGCAAGTATAGCTAAAGCTATTGCAGACGCTTATGGCGATGCAATGATAGTTGTTGCTGATGACGATAACAGCGTATATGTAGACTCTGCAATATCCGCTTGTATCATCTCAACTGCTGATGCTGACACTAATCCAGATAACTAATAGTTAAATGAGATTAGACGCATCAGATTTGCGAGAAATGAAACTGTTTAAGTATTACAGGCTCGTTCGTAAATGGGCCTGTAAAACTTACGGTTTAACAGACGCAGATCTTGAACTATTAATATATTTAGACTGTAAAGACAGATTTACACGACAAGAGTTTATCGATGGCGTATATACAATGTCATGGGATAAACAGCGATGGGAACGATTAAGGCGTAAAGGCTGGATCGAGGTATGGAGACATCGCAACCGCACTTCAATTAAATTTTCTATTTTTAAAACTTCATTTAAATGTTCGCAATTAATAAGCAGAATATACCGTATACTATTAGGTGAGGAAGACTTACCAACTAGTGAGCGAAGTATATTTTTTAACAACAAATCATACACCGATAAAGTATTTAATAAAGCTATCGATGATATGATTAAAGACATAGATCGATAACAATTAAAATAAAAAATTATGCCAGGAAAACACTACGATAATATGGGACCAAAAAAAATGGGGCCATATATAATGGAACCAGGAAAAAACAGTAGAGTCTCAAAAAATGAAAACGTAAACTTTAGAGATTCTGATTTAAAGAAAGCAGCAATGTTTCCAAACATGTATCCACAAAATTTTAACGCAGCTAGAGTTGCCGCTGTAAAAGCAGGTAAAGACTCTTTTAAAGTAGGTGATAAAGAATTTAAAGTAACTAGCAAAGCTGGTGCTGAAATGTATGGACCTAAAATGGATCACGGAGCAAATATGTATAAACCTCAAGGTTTTGCATCTGATGCACAAAGAAGAGCTGCATTTGCTAGTGGATATAAAGCTAAGAGTAAAAAATAAGTAATGGCTAAAGCCTACCGTGGAGTATTAAAAGCTCGTATAAACAAATTATACGGAGGCGATGTAACCTGCGGTAAAGTTAAAAAGCTAAAGTCACGTAAAGGCGCGACTAAAAGAGATGTACAACTAGCAAATTGGTTTATCAATATGCACGACTGTAAAATATAATGGGAATATTTAGCACTAAAAACAAATTTAAAATGGACGCGCTCAGAATAAAAGAGCGAGGTAGCAAAGACACGCCAACTAACTTTTCAGAAAAAGCTGTAGCTTTTATGAAAGGTATGCCTGGTTATTATCCTAAAATGCATGAAACAGATGCTGAAGGAAATAAAAAAATCCACGAAGATGATATAACAAATATAAAAGTTGTAGAAGGTGAAGGTGGTAGAAAACTTTATGGTGAAATACTTGGTGATAAAAAGTTTGTTGGAGAAAGGTCTGAAGATGTTTATGATGCTCTACAAAAAGAAATAGACTCTGGTTTTGCAGCTGAAAAGGGTTTTAAAGGTACTGATGTAAAAGAGTATGAAAAGTTCAAGCTTGAAAAAATGAAAGGCCCAGACGTCGAGCAAGAAAAAATAGAGGTTGAAAAAGAAATAAAAGACGATAAAGAAGGTATTGAACAAAAACAAATTAAAGATGTTGAGAGACAAAAGAACTTTTTTGAAGACTTTGAAAATACTTTTGAAATAGACGGTAAAAGAGGTGAAAATCAAGTATTATCAATACCTGTTGAGTTTTCTGGTGGTAATATAGATTTTAAAAATCCTAATAGTATGAGATACCTGCAAGGTGAAGAAGGTCAAAAAATAGTAAGAGGTATGTCTGATATGTTAGGTAATATACAAAACGTTGTAAAAGAAAAGATACTAAATAGCATGTCAGAAAGAGAAAAACAATTGTTATCTTATGGTGTTGGTGATCTTAACAGTAAAGTTGAAAACGCTTTAAACAGCCTTTTTGACGTAGGTCCTAATGATGCTAGAGCTTACGGTATAGCTAATCCTTTATTTGCTATTATCAATACGTATGTTAATAAACCTGAAGAACTTAAAAAAATATTAGGTTCTCTTGGTTTAACACAAAAAGCAGGTACGGTTACAGAACAACAAGAAATTGTAACATCTACTCCTGATGAACAAGGTTTTGAAACTGAGTGGAGACAAAGAAGAGACTAATGAGCAAAATATTATCAAAAATCTTTGGTGACGCGGGTGGTAATGTCGTAGACAAACTAGCTGGCGTTGCTGATAGATTTATTAGAACAAAAGACGAGAAAGCTGAGTTTGAAAAACAAATGACTCAGATATTCATAGAAGCTGAATCTCAGATGCAAAAAAATGTCACCGAAAGGTGGAAAGCAGATTTAGAGCACGGAAACTGGTTAACGCGTTCAGTTCGTCCTCTCGTACTTATATTCCTAATAGTGGCGACCGTGCTCATGGTATTTATAGATAGTGGATCTTTAGCATTTAACGTAGAAGAAAAGTGGACAGATCTACTTCAAATAATCTTGATCACTGTCATCGGATCCTATTTCGGTGGACGTAGTATCGAAAAAATAAGAAAAAAGTAATATGCCTAAAATTAGTAAAATACAATTAGACCAGACTATTAATGCTGATGACAAGCTTTTAGGCTCTGATACCTCAGGTGCAACTAGAAATTATACCATGAAACAAGTGGCTGATTTTGTAGTTGAATCAGGAGGATCACACAAACACCATCAAAACACAGACAGTAATACATGGACAATAGACCACGGCTTAGAGTTAGATGGTTATTTACCAAGTGTTACCGTTAGATTAGATGATGGAACACATGTTGATGTAAATGCTTTTGGTCAAGTAAAATACGTCAACAAAAATCAATTAAAAATTTTCTTTGCAGCTAGTTATTCTGGCTTTGCATACATTAACAAATAAAAACAATTAAAAAACTATGGCAATACCTATTTTAAATCATTTAAACGTTAAAGGTAATCTTACCTTAAACGATTATAAACTACAGGACTTTGTCGTAGATCATTCGACCACAGGTGACGCTGGTAACACTGCAGGAAAGCTGATCTATGACTCAGGAACGTTAAAGTATTACGATGGCTCCAATTGGCAGTCATTAGGAACTTCTTCAGGAACAATGAGTTCTTGGGTTTTAGAAGATGGAGACGGAACGGAAAAATCAATAACAGACGCGGATGAAGTTAAATTTATAGACGGCGCAGGTTTACAAATAAACTTTACTGGTTCTGGTGATGGTTCAGACGGTGATCCTATCGATCTTACATTTGAAATTGCATTATCTACTAATGATTTTACTAAACCCGCACCTGCTAGTGGTGATGTATTTTTAACATTAGATAACGATGGATCAACCACTCAATATACAACCGTAGACGCTCTTGCAACTTTATTTGCAGGAACTGGATTAACGGCAACTGATGGTGTTATTGCGGTTGACACACTTAACCAAGATACTACTGGTACAGCAGCTAAAGTTACAGTTACAGATTCAAACTCTGATACAGCTTTTCCACTTGTATTTCATGATGAGTCAAATTCTTTATTAGATGATACTGGAACATTAACATATAATCCAAATTCAGGGTTATTAACTGCTCCAGGTGAAATTGTTGCTGCTAGCTTAGATATTAGTGGTAATATAGATGTTGATGGAACAGCTAATTTAGATAACACAGATATAGATGGAACACTTGCTGTTGATGGTACTACAATATCACTAGACGCAACCACATCATTAAACATAGATAACTCTAATACCACAAACGGTATTACAATAGGTACAGCTACTGCTGGTGTTCCTGTAAGTATCGGTCATACAACTTCTGAAGTTACTGTAAATGATAATTTAACTGTAACTGGTAATTTAACTGTATCAGGTGACACTATTACAGCTAACGTTGGTACGTTACAAGTAGAAGATAAAAACGTAGTATTAAACTATAACGGAAGTAGCGATACGTCATCAACTGCAGACGGTGCAGGTATTACTATTCAAGATGCAGTAGACGCTTCAAACGATGCTTCGATGTCATGGAACGCTGCAAGTGATAAATTTGTATTTTCACATTTAATAGAAGCGCCAGGAACGTCTATATTTTCTGCTCTTGATGTATCAGGTGATGTTGATATTGACGGAACAACTAATCTTGATGCTGTTGATATTGATGGTGCTGTACAAATCGACGCAGGTGTTACAGTTGGTGTTAATGATACCGGTTATGACGTTAAATTCTTTGGTGATACAGCTAATAAATACTTGTTATGGGATGCTAGTGCAGATACATTAATATTAACTGGAGAATTAGACGCTGGTTCATTAGATATTTCTGGTGATGCAGACATTGATGGAACATTAGAAGCTGACGCGATTACTGTTGGTGGAACAGCACTTAATACAGTTATTGATAACAGAATTAAGGTTGTACAAAAAACTGCAACAATAGATGTTAGTTCATTAGTGAACAATGTATTTAAATGTAACATTGCTCACGGTATGAACTCAAATAACTTAATTGTTAAGTTATATGATGGAACTACATATCTAGATGTGTTTGCTGATGTTGATAGAACAGATGCAAATACATTACAAATTACTTTCTCTCATGAACCTAGTAATGACATTATTGTTGTTATTCAGGAAATAATTGGAGACAATATAAGCGCTGGATCAGATATTACATATCCTAGTTCTTAATAAATAATTAACTAAATATAGACGGTGCTTCGGTGCCGTCTGTATTATCTTAAATAAAATATATGGCAGTACAGTTTTTGCAAGATACAAGCGTGAACGGCACATTAGATGCTAGTGACTTTAAATTTCAAGGCTCGAGCTTCACAGACATTAATCACTCGTCAAACACGCATACTGTAAACTTTGGCTTGCCAACAAACAATTTTACAATAACCGCTCAAAATGCTACTAATACAATAGCTTTTGGTGGTTTAAGCTCAAGTCTTATTGGTAAATCAGGTACTATAGTTATAACTAATCCTGCAAGCGTAGGATCTTTAGGTTGGGCGGCTTTACCTGCTACTGCTTATACACCTGGTGGTGTAGCTATATCATTTGACACAACGGCAAACAAAATAGCTGTATTAACTTATTTTATTGCAGCATCAGATAAAGTATTAATAAACTATGTAGGAGACTTTGGTAGTTATCCTCAATAAAATATAATTTAATGAAGTGGTTATGGAATAAGATAGATTTCTGGAATACCGCGACTAGCAGAAGCACAACAGTTAGTACTTCTAAATCGACGGCTACCAGTAAATCCACAACTACTACTTTTAATACAAGTAAGAGCACTACAACTGTATTTAATACGAGTACTAATACAACTACTACTTTTGAAACTAGTAAAAGTACAAGTACTGTATTTAATACTAGTACCACAACTACTTTTGAAACATCTAGAGATACTACTGTATCAACTAGCAGATCGACTAGCACAGAGTTTAATACTAGCACATCTACAACTACAACCTTTGAAACTAGTAAGTCAACCTCGACTGTTTTCAACACTAGTACAACTACAACATTTGAAACATCTAGACAGACAACAATCTCTACTAGCAAATCAACTACGACTACATTTAATACAAGTAAGTCTACAACAACTACATTTGAAACTAGTAAGTCTACTACTACTGTTTTTAATACAAGCACGACAACTACTTTCAATACTAGCAGACAAACTACAATATCAACAAGTAGAACTACTGAAACTGTATATAACACTACAAGAAGCACAACTACTGTTTACGAAACTAGTAAATCTACAACAACTGTATTTAACACAAGTACTACTACTACTTTTGAAACTAATAGATCTACTACTATATCTACTAGTAGAAACACAACCACAACATTTAACACTACAAAAAGTACTACTACTACTTTCAACACAACGAAGTCTACAAGTACAGTATTTAATACAAGTACTACCACTACATTTAATACAAGTAGAGAAACTACAATAAGTACTTCAAAGTCTACCACTACAACATTTAACACTAGTAAATCTACATCTACAGTATTTAATACTAGCACTACTACTACTTTTGAAACAAGTAGAGAAACAACTATTTCAACAAGCAGAAATACGACCACAGCTTTCAATACTAGTAAAAACACTACTACTGTATATAATACAACAAAGTCTACTAGCACAGTTTTTAACACTAGTACTACAACGACTTTTAATACTAGTAGAGAGACTACTATATCTACCTCTAAATCTACAACTACAACATTTAATACGAGTAAAAATACTACAACGACTTTTAACACAACAAAGTCTACTACTACCGTGTTTAATACTAGTACTACCACAACGTTTAATACAACTAGAGAGACTACAATATCAACGAGTAGAAACACTACAACCACTTTCAACACAAGTAAGAACACTACAACTACGTTTAACACTACTAAAACTACTAATACTGTATTTAATACATCTACTACAACAACGTTTAACACAAGTAGAGAAACAACTATTTCAACTAGTAGAAATACAACGACAACATTTAACACTACTAAGTCTACGACTACAACGTTTAATACTACTAAATCAACTAACACAGTATTTAACACAACAACTTTAACCACGTTTACAACAAGTACAGTATTTAATACTACTAGATCAACAGCGACTAGTAGAAACACAACTGTTAGTACTACTAGAACAACTGAAACTGTATACGCTACAAGTAAATCAACAACCACTACGTTTAATACTACAAAAAATACAGCAACTAGTAGAGAGACTACTATATCAACTAGTAGAACCACGAATACTGTTTTTAATACAACAACGTTAACAACATTTGGTACGCAAACTATTTTTTCAACAAGTACGTCAACTACAACTGTATTTAACACTACTACTTTAACTACTTTTTTAACGTCAACAGCGTATAATACTAGTACTGATACTACAACTGTATTTAATACTACTACTTTAACTACGTTTAACACGATAACAACTTTTGAGACTAGTAGAGATACTACTACAGTATTTAATACAACGACTTTAACCACTTTTGATACTACAACAGAATTTTCTACTAGCACGCTTACTTTAACAGAGTATAATACTGCTACTACCACTACAACTACTACTACTTTTAACACAAGTACTACTACTGTATTTAACACTACGACTACGTTTAATACTACTAGAAACACAACAGAAAGTAGAAGTACAAACACCACAACTATATATAATACAATAACCACATTTAATACAACTAAATCTACAAATGTTAACTTTGTTGTATGGGATAGAGATGAAAGTAGTAATGTTGGCGCAAGTTTTCTTTACAAACAAAATATAACACCTACTACTGGAGGAAATATTACTGGAGGTGAAATTAGATTTAGTAATCAACTTCCTGAAAACGCTGCGGTAGTATATATACATCAAGAAGATGATGCTGGTTACAATTATTACAATGCGTTTGCAAATATAATGAACCATGTAAACTCTGGCTCAAACTACGCAAGATTCCTCATTAGTGATAAAAATAGTAAAAATCTTTCTTTTAAAGTTACTGGTGGATCATTTAACGCTACTTTAAATTTCTTTACGTTTGATTTAGCTGAAAACAAATTTGTTGACACGGTAAAACTACCAAATTACAATACATTTGTTAGTGTTCCACAAGATACAAAAGTACATATATGGATGTGGAGAAGTGATGGTTCTGGTGGATACAGTACGACTACTACAACTACATATAACACTAGTACAACTACTACTTTTAACACTACAACTACATATACTACAACTAAATCTACAACTACTACGTTTGAAACTTCAAAAAGTACACAAGAAAGTAGAAACACAACAGAGAGTAGAAGTACTGAAGAAAATAGAAACACTCTTAAAACAACTGTAACACAATACAGTACAACAACTTTTTATAATACATTTAGATCAACATTTACTGGCGGTGGCGGCTGTGCTAGAGGTTGTATATAAAATTAAATAACATGAATATACCATATAAAACATCAGGTACGCAACAAAATTATCATGCAGCTGATTTAACTTTTCGTGAAAATGGAGATATAGTCTGGACTAACCCTGTTACTAATGAGGTGTGGGAAGTTATGATGGAGTGGGAAATACCAATCATGCAAAAGGCAGCCGAGGTATGTGTTGAAGCTGGAGACGATGTTTTAGAATGTGGCTTTGGTATGGGTATATTATCTGACGCCATACAAGCTAGAAATCCAGGTACTCATACAATATGTGAAACACATCCACAGATAATACCTAAACTAAAAGCATGGGCTGCAGACAAACCTAATGTAATTATTGTTGAAGATAAATGGTTAAGTTTGTTAAACGAACGTAAAGGTTATGATGCAATACTAATGGATACTTACGCAGATCCAGACTTACATCCTCATTTCAGGTATTTTGTAAAACAAAAAGCAAAAGACGGGGCTAAAATAACGTGGTGGAATTTTAGTGGTGGAACAACAGACGAGTGGATGAAGTTTTATTGGGATGATGTTGTATTTCATGAGGTAGCTATATCTCCACCTGAAAATCAATATTATAATAGAAATGTATACCATGTTCCTCTTAAAATATTTAATAGACCAACTGGTTATGGTGTATTAACTAGTTCTAATTTTAACATAAATGAAACAGAAAGTAAAAATCTTTTAGATGCTAAATCATTTTTAACTTGTGACGTTTCAAACGGAACAAAAAGTGTTAAAAGTTTTGAAAATGTTGAAAGATTAGTAATGAATTGTGAAGGTTTGTATACCTTAAACGAAAGTTTAGTTATAACAGGTGCGCATCCTATATATGTAAAAAGAAATAATCAATGGACTACAGTTAAAGTAAATGAGCTCGTGGTTGGTGACAAACTATATGGTAAAAATGGAGAAATAGAATTAACAAGTAAAACTTTTGATTCGTCTGAAACAACAAGACAAATATATAAAGTAATGCTTAATAACTATTTTGTTAACGATATATTAGTGAAAGGAGGGTCTGATGCCTAATACTACTACTGTTTTCGGAACATCGAGAGTAACGCAGGAACAAAGATTTACATCTACAACTGTTAATACTGTATATAATACAACAACAACTTATACTACTAGTACTGTATATAACACAACAACTACATATAATACATCTAAGTCTACTACTACAGTTTATAATACTTTCAGGCAAACTTCAACAAGCAAAAGTACTAGCGTTAGCACTACAAGAAGCACAAGTACAACTGTACCTGCGGACATGGATGATGATGTAATGACATTTTACAATACTAGTACTAGCACACAAGAATCAAGAAGCACTACTACTACTACCACGTATACTACAACAACTACTTTTCCAACAACTAGAAGCACATCAACAAACTCTGTAAGAAACATAAGCACTAGTAGAGAAACTACAACAACTACATTTTACAACACTAGCACTAACACATACGAGTCTAGTGCTACTACCAAAAGCACATCAACAAGTAGAAACACTACAGTATCAACTAGTAAAACAACAACTACTACTTACAATACCACTAAGAGCACGTCGACGTCTAGAAACACTAGTTACGCTACTCAGAGAGATACTACTACAAATTATAATACTAGTACTGATACTACAACTAGTAGAAACACAACAGTATCAACATCTAAAAATACTACGACTACATATAACACAAGTACGGTTACACAAACAAGTAGAAATACAACTGTATCTACTAATAGAGATACTACAACGATATTTAACACGTCTACAACAACGACATTTAATACTGTAACTACATTTAATACTAGTAAAAGCACAACTACTATTTTTTCAACAAGTACTAATACTACAACTACTTTTAATACAACTACGTTAACAACGTTTAACACCGTAACTACTTACGAAACTAGCAAAAATACGACAACTAGTAGAAACACGTCCTATTCTACAAACAAGAATACTACTACTACTTTTAATACTACTAAATCTACTACAACAACGTTTAATACGACTAAGTCGACTACAACAACATTTAATACTAGCACAACGACGACTTTTAATACTAGTAGAACAACAACTATTAGTACTAATAAAAATACAACTACAACGTTCAATACAACTAAAAGTACTCAAACTACATTTGCTACAAGTAAAAGTACTACTACTACGTTTAATACTTCTACAGTAACAACCTTTAATACAAGTAGAACAACTACGATTAGCACAAGTAGAAACACTACAACAACTTTTAATACGACTAAGTCAACCACAACAACGTTTAACACAAGTAAAAGTACTACGACAGTGTTTAACACAAGTACTACTACTACTTTTAACACGTCTAGGTCTACTACAGTAAGTACAAGTAGAAATACAACTACTACTTTTAACACTAGTAAAAGTACTCAAACTATTTTTTCGACAAGTACGTCAACTACTACTGTGTTCAATACTAGTACAACTACTACGTTTAACACGTCAAGATCTACAACTATTAGCACAAGTAGAAATACAACTACAGTGTACGCTACAAGTAAATCAACAACTACGGTGTTTAATACTTCTACAACGACAACTTTTAACACTAGTAGATCTACTACCGTGTCGACAAGTAGAAATACGACTACAACTTTTAATACAACTAAAAGTACCACCACGACGTTTAATACTTCTAAAAGTACTACAACAGTATTCAATACATCAACTACGACTACTTTTAATACTAGTAGGTCAACAACTGTAAGTACTTCTAAATCTACAACCACTGTATTTAATACAAGCAAGTCGACTACTACTACGTTTCAAACAAGTACTAATACTACTACGACTTTTAATACGAGTACAACTACTACGTTTGAAACTTCTAGATCAACGACTATAAGTACATCAAAAAACACAACGACTACGTTTAATACGACTAAGTCTACTACTACTACGTTTAATACTAGTAAAAGCACGACTACTGTATTTAACACGTCAACAACAACTACTTTCAATACGAGTAAGACTACTACTGTTAGTACTAGTAAGAATACCACAACCACTTTTAATACAACTAAATCAACAACCACAAACTTTAATACAACTACCAATACAACTACTACTTTTAATACTAGTACGACTACAACTTTTAATACTACTAGAGTTACAACAATTAGTACGTCTAAAAACACTACGACTACATTTAACACTACTAAAACCACACAAACAACTTTTAGTACAAGTAAGAGTACAACGACGACTTTTAATACTACAAAGAGTACAACTACAACATTCAACACCACTACAGTGTTTAATACTAGTACAACTACTACGTTTGAAACTAATACCAACTGGTATGATGGTGACCCTAGTAATTATGGTCAATTAGGTGACGTGTCGTTTGATAGGTAGAAAAGCGTAAAAACGTGTAACTATTATAATACTAATAAATTAAATTTAATTATATGGAAATGTTTAATAGACGTGAGTTGGACAAAAGAATTGGCCATCTCAAAAAAAATAAAAAACTTGAAAGTTTAGAGCAAGTAGAAGGATACTTCATAAGAAGATGTACTGAGGCTGGTATTGAGTTTAGCTATGATGTTATGGCTGATGAAATGCCTTATTTTAAAACTTTAGCATATACTGAGTATGCTACTAATTTTTATTTACAGCCTTTAAATACAAAGCTTAGATACGCTCAAATGATTGACGCGTATGCTGATGATTGTGAAATTGTTGACTACTCATCTTATTTAATTGAAAATATTATGAGTAAAAATGCAAATAAGTATCAAGATCGAAACTCTAAATTTGATGAATACGAGCCTAAAGATAATATTGTTATATTACCTGGCTCAAATAAAGTAAAATCCAACATTTGTTTGAACAGATTAAAGTTTTTAGCAAATAAACATGGTAATAACATGTATTTTAAGCCACATCCTATAACAACACATCAAATTATAGGTGAGTTAAAAGACTTTTTTGGCGATCAAAATATATTACCAAGGGATATAGATATGTATTATTATTTACAAAAAGCAAACAACGTGTATACTACTCATATTAGTGAAAGTATGATATACGCTGCTGTTTTAGGTAAAAAAATTGAGCCTATTGATGTTTGGAATAACATACAAATGGGATCTTTTTATTGTATTAACAACCATTTACTTGATAATCAACATGATATTAAAAATTATATCAATAAATGTTTTTCAAGTCCAAAGTCTGGTATTATAAACCCAGCTGTAGACAAAAATTGGAAAGAAAAAATAGATAAATACTTACAATACATACTTAAAAAACGAGAAATGTACAAAGACTGGTTTATAGCTGAACCAAAAAAGAAGTAAAAAGCGTGACAATTGCGTGATAATATAAAAGAAAACTAAAATTTAATATAATGGCAAAAAAAATAACAAAAAAAGAATTAGCTGAACTACAAGATAATATAAAAAATCTAAACAGCGTTCAAATTAAAATTGGTGAGCTTGAACTAGGTAAATTAAACCTAGCCGCTCAATTTAATCAACTAAATCAAAACATGAAAGAGTTTCAGGTTAGACTTGAAAAAAAGTATGGCTCTGTAAACATTAATGTTAACACTGGAGAACTTAAAGATGAAACTAATAAGAAAAATTAGCATAGGTAGAGATTACAAGAACGATGCAATGCATTATTCAGTTGGTCAAGAAGTTTATGGTAATCATATTATATGTGACATCATAGAATCTAAAGACAAGTTTAGTGTTTTAATTGAAAAAAATAACGAGGTTTTACCTTGGAAAGATTTTAATAAAAACATGGCTGTATCAGTTGAATATAATCTTGAGTATTAATGAAAGGAACGTTTTATTTTTTAATAAAACCTAAAACGCAACGATACAATAATACTAAGAAAATTGGTGATAAAGAACTTATTTTAAACTCTGAAATTTACAACCATCAATATGTTAGCCGTGAGGCTGTTGTTGTAGGTTTGCCTTCAGAGTTTAAATCACCAATTGAAGAAGGTGATGAAGTAATCGTGCATCATAATGTATTTAGAAGATGGCATGATGTAAGAGGTAGAGAGCGTAATTCAGGTAGTTATATAAAAGAAGATTTATACAGAGTTAGTGTAGATCAAATATTTGCTTACAAAAAAATAGTAGAGTGGAAAGCTTTACCAGGTTATTCATTTATAAAACCTATACAGAAAGAAGATGGATCTGAAGCTGATCAAATAGGTATTGTAAAATATTCCGATGGTAGTTTTAAAAAAGGAGAACTAGTAGGTTATAACAAAGCAGCTGAATACGAGTTTATTATAGCAAAAGATAGGTTATACAGAGTTCCAAACATTTTTATTGAAATTAAATATGAGCACAAAGGAAAAGAAAAAGAATATAATCCAAGCTGGTTACAGAGCGGTTGATGAGTTAGTTAAGGTTGCTAAAGAGCCTATAGTAGAAACCGAAGATGATGTTTCTGCTGATAGATTAAAAAACGCTGCTGCTACAAAAAAGCTAGCTATATTTGATGCTTTTGAAATACTTAATCGTATTGAGTCTGAGCAAGCAATGCTAGACGGTGTTGTAAAAGAAACTAAGCAAGAGTCTTTTAGTGGATTTGCAGAAAAAAGATCTAAGTAATGTACAATCAAAGTTTATGTGAAATTATTAAGCCAATAAAATTAAATACAATTAAAAGGCTTAATAAAAAAAAGGCTTGGAAATACGGCTACAATAAAGAACATGATGTTGTAGTTATTAGCAAAGATGGTACAATAGGTGACGTGTATAGCATACAAAATTTAAAAATAGCATTACCTAAGCAACCAAACAAAGTGCATAAATTTGAAAAAAACAAATGGCAAGTTACACCATATCCAAAAGAACTTAATCAAATAAAAACTATATTTGATTGGCGTGATTACCCAGCTAATTTTAAAGAAAAATATATAGATTATATAGAAAATGAATTTCAAAGAAGAGAACGAGGTTTCTGGTTTTATAACAAGGGTGTTGCTACTTATATTAGCGGTACTCACTATATGTATCTCCAATGGTCTAAAATAGACGTAGGTAAACCCGATTTTAGAGAAGCAAATAGATTATTTTATATATTTTGGGAAGCTTGTAAAGCTGATAGTAGATGTTATGGTATGTGTTACCTTAAAAACAGACGATCTGGTTTTTCATTTATGGCTTCAGGTGAAACAGTTAATTTAGCTACAATATCTAGTGATGCTAGGTTTGGTATATTATCTAAGTCTGGTGCTGATGCTAAAAAAATGTTTACTGACAAAGTTGTACCTATATCGGTCAATTATCCGTTCTTTTTTAAACCGATACAGGACGGTATGGATCGACCAAAAACAGAGTTAGCTTATAGAGTACCAGCTTCAAAACTTACAAGAAGAAAAATAACAAGCAACGATAAACCTGAAGAGCTAACAGGTCTTGATACAACGATAGACTGGAAAAACACAGGTGATAACAGTTATGATGGTGAAAAGCTAAAACTATTAGTGCATGATGAATCT